TATATTTTAACTATATATTATTTAGGTGATATGATGATGCCTCTACTCCCTGGCATATGTCATATCGAACCCCTATAAAGGTTTATAACTAGAGACACACAACACAAACTAAACACACACTAACAACCAACAAACAAAACACACATTGAATAATAATTTTTATACTCTCCTATAAAATAATAAATTCATAAATTCTCTCTCATCTTACATGAAAACTTTTCTACCATGTGTCTCTAGTGTATAAACCATTTTTTTTTATTTATTTCACGAAAGGATGGTCAACAGATATGAATGAATTGACTCCTAGACAACTTTTTAAGGACGTAAGTCCTTACTTAATTGGCCTTGCAGAATTATGTAAAAAAGGCAAAGAAATCAACGATGTAGTTGGAGCTAGTGTACGTAATAATCTATGTACATTTGAAGGCTCTAGTGTAATCAATGATGTAGTAATATTTAAATTCGAATTTAAATATGGAAACTGTTCAATTACAGTTTTTGATAAACAAGTCAAATCTATTAAGTTTGAACTTAGTAGATCTTTAGACTTTATTACGTTATTAGCTCTACGTGGTGCTATTATGATTCTTGGTGAAGGATATGATTGTGATTATTCTAAATACGAGAGTGATATCAAAGTAGGGTCTATTAGAATTAAGAGCGTCGGCGGTAATGAATTCACAAAAGTTATGCCGATGTCTTTATATAATAAGAATATTATTACAGATAGACTTAGATCTATTTGTGAATATATAAAAGCCAATTCAGATAAGATTAAAGAATATGAAACAACCTTCAAAGAATTATCTGATGATACTTTCCGCGTTGTATTTTATTACGGTGTTAATCTAGTAAGAATAATTGATCCTTACTATGACTCTATTTCTTGTGACTTAGATGTAACAGATATTAGAATCACCTCCAGATATAATATTAGGAATTTTACATATGGAAGTGATGTATTCAATCTTCTTAAAATTGTAAAACGAATTCCTAAATCTATTAAGGAGGAAAAATAAAATGGAAATGAATTTATTTATCGGTGCAGTTATCGATATTACAAATACAAAAGCATCTAGAATTTTGAAGAAATTCTGTGAGCAATTTGGGACTATAGAATTAGTAATACAATCTAATACTCTTAGAGAAGTATATAAAACTTCTTATGAAAAGAATACTGATTCTAAGACTATTAAACATATCATTCATTTCAAATCTAATGAAGGGAATGAATTCTGCATTAGCTTCGAATTACTTAGAGGTAAGAACGAAGTTCAAGTCATGGTCGGTGGTAATGCAATTACTGAAGATCATGTAATTAAAGCATTCAAAGCGTTATCTGCAACTGTACTACATGAGTTAGGTGTTACTGTAGATGATTATGAAGAATCTAAAAAGGATTTTATTTTAAATAGATCGTTAGGTAATCAACCAGATATGGATGAGTCTGTTATCGAAGAAATATTTGATAAAGTTCTAAAACCAATATTCCCAATAGCTAATATGTATGGAATATTTAATGTAGTAAATGTAGATAGATTAAATGTGGCTTGTAGAAAAGATACATTCTATCTATTTTTCAATGATGGTAATAGTATTGGCATCATGGTAGATGCTGTAGTTATTAGTGATGGAATTTATAATGCCAAAGATTATAAAAAATACATCACTGATAGCGTTAATGAAGTAAATAAATGCATTAATGCTTTTATGAATGCAGTTTCTAAACCAGCTCCTGTTACACTAACAGAATCTCAGATGGCTAAAGTTGATTTTATGATAAAAAGTGGGGCAGTTCCTCACATATTAGGAGTACATCCTCAACCTTGCCAAGATCCTATTGTTGTAGAGGAAGATGATAAAAACTATTATTACATTCAGGGCCCAATAGATAATAAATCAGTACTATCCGTTGGTATTAAGAATAAAAATAATGGTAAAATATTTGCATTAGAATACAACTCTAATAGAAAAGGAATTTATGCATTCTCATTTGAAGAAAAGATCGATAAAGATGGTAATATTGAACTTAAGTGTTTACGTAGCGTCGATGAAGAATTATTTAATGATCTCGATGAATACGTTAAATCTGTAAGGGATTATATTATCGAAGAACTTTTCGAAGATAATGATGATGTAAAAACACTCTTATCTTAATGAAAGGAGCATAGTAAAATATGCAATCTAAAGATAGATATAAAGACATGTATCTTGATTTGATGGATGTACTAGCATTAGTAGTCATTAATCAAGGTAATAAAGATTTTAATATTGATAATGAATTATCTAAACGTGGATATGAATTATAAAAGGAGAATAACCATGAATCTTAAAGAAGTTAGTACTAAAATTAAAAGCCTAAAAACTAATTATGATTTATTTAATGCATTCTTTGCGGGAATTTATAATTTCAATACAGATGACGAATATATCTTCTTCCATAATACTGCAACTATGATATATCCTTCTGGTGTTAAATTAAATATCGAGTTATATCCAGATAGAGCAGATCTTAAATCCCTACATAAAGACGTGGAAGAATTTACAAAAGACTATGATGCTTTCGATAGTCTAAGAAAACGTATAAAAATGGTAGATATGGATTATAAAGCTTTAGATAAGAAAGTAAATAAATTATTCAAGAAATTAAAGATTTCTGAAAAAATTAATACTAAGAATTTTTCCCGTTATGCATTCACTACAGACTTATATGCAGATGATGAAAAGAATTTTACTATTGAAACTGATTATATCGATTATCGTTTGTATCGTCGTACTGGTGATATTATTTCCATCATTATGGGTATAATTGATGATAAAGGTAAAGTAAGCACCACTGCATTCGTTTACCGTTATAAAGATCATAAATTCACTAAGATTGTTGATAAGAAAGCCATTGAATTAATTAACAGTATGGTGGATTAATGGGGGTATATATGGAGAATTTGCAAAACCAATTCTTTGATATAGTTACCATCAGAAAGCCTAAGAATCCAATTAGTCGATTAGTATACGAGTATAAGATGAGGATATATTTTAGAGATCTTTCTAGATTATCTCCTTCTTTTAATACTATGGTAGAAATGGCAGCATTCATCAAACTCGCTGAAACTATATGGTTTTATCGAAATGATGAAAATAATATGTATAAAGATAGTCCTGTTACATATAGTAAAGAAGGATCTATCTATATCGTATTGATGCTTTCTGAATCTACATCTTGTACGATTGGCCTAAAGCAAAAGACTAATCAGATTAGTATTTCTATAAAGAATATGTCAAAGAATGAAATCACTTCAAGCATTAAGTTTAAAGATGGTGAATTAGAAATCAAGAGTAAAATTGATGAAATTCTTTTCATTAACATTCTTAATGCTTTAATGAAATCTTTCATTAATCTTATGAAATATTGCATGGAGATAAACAATGAGCGACAAATTTGATATTAAAGATCAACATATAAATTTTCCACATAGTATATTGACTCGATATGTGGTAAATTTAGCTAATGTCATAGATAAATTTAGAACTATAGATAGATCATTCAGACCTGAAGTTTTAGATAGTGGCATACGATATAATAGATTTAATATGGTGGTAAATAGATATAAATTTGATATTTTTACATCGACATATAAAGTTGATATCCATTATGGGCCTGTTTATATTAAATATGTATATGACTATGAAAATGAGTATATTGTTAATATGCATATTGCTCCTCCATCGTGGGATTATATTAATATAGAAAAGCCGCTATGTGCTATACGTAGTTTTACTATATTTTTACGTAGTATTTTAGAAAGCGATACTGCAGAAGATTTTAATATTGCAGATGATAATTGTATTACTATAATATCGAATGATGAAATACTTTATTTATCATCGGCTAAAAATAATAATAATAATGAAGATGTTAAACTCTATAAAAAGCTGCATAATATGATACATTCATTATTGAATGATGAATTATCTATCCGTAAAAATGTACGTGATGTAGACTATGAAGATGGAGTTTATACTATTAGCGTAAAAAATAACTATGTAATGCGATATTATAAATATATAAATTTATTACGTATTAACCCCTCTGATTCATCTGATTTGTATACAATTCTAGATCGTATTGAAGAAGTATAAATAAAATTACCCTAGGAGTTTCAATTCTCCTAGGGTATTATTTTTATATTTTTTAATTAACGAACAAACAGTTTAATAAATGATGTGAGGTCCTTCAAGGAACCTCACGGTTACTTTTTCTTAAGGAGCTTAGTAATGCAAGAAGAAATCTTAGTTGAAGCTCATATATCAGATATACACTTTGGTGTATTCGAACCATCAAAACAATATCAGATCTTAAAACAACAGTTTATAGATCGTATAAATTTATTAAACTTAGACTTAATATCAATCAACGGTGACTTATTTCATCATAAGTTCATGAGTAATTCAGACGCAGTTATGTATGCAATGAAATTTGTAGATGAATTAGTCCAAATTTGTAGACAAAAACAATGTACCTTGTTTATATTACATGGTACTCCATCACATGATGCAAATCAAACAAAGTTATTTTATAGATATATGAATGATCCGACAGTAGATGTACGGGTTATTGAATCTATAAAATTCGAATATGTAAAAGGAAAACGAATCCTATGTATACCTGAAATCGCAGGATTAGGAAAGGAGTTTTACGAGAATATATTGTATACGAACGTGTATGATGCAGTATGCATGCATGGTACAATTAGAGGTGCAATATATGGAAAAGATAAAATGGATCTAGATGCTCCAAGTCCAGTATTTGGTATGGAAAACTTTAAGTATTCTATGGGACCAATTATATCTGGGCATGTGCATGTATCTGGATGCTATGAAAAAGATTTTTACTATTGTGGGTCACCATATAGATGGTGTTATGGAGAAGAGCAACCTAAAGGTTATTTGATCTTGCTCCATAATATAACTACTAGAAATTATTATATTCACTTTGAAGAAATCAATTCTTATAAATATGATACAATAAATTTTGATGAGATGATTAAAGATGACCCTCAAAAGATTATTGAGTTTATAAGGCAACGGCAAGCTGAAGGTGTAGATAATATCCGTATGGAATTTACACTTGAGCATGAGAATATAAATATTTTAAAATCATTCTATCGGAATAATCCTAATATAGCAATTAAGTGTGATTATAAGAATGATATTATCAGACGTCAATCTCAAGAAGTTCTTGAACAGTGTAAAGAATATGACTATATTACAGACAAGAGCTTAACTGAGTTTGATATTCTAAGTAGATATATAAATGATAATAAAGGTTATACTTATATTACTCCACAAGAATTAATCGATCTTTTAAAAGAATAATTTGTTATGGTGATGAAGTGAGGGGCTTAAATGGCCAAGAGTGATATTGGTAGTGGATTCAATTTACCATTATCTTCGTTAGTATTATATGCTACGTATATAATGAGAACTATCCACGTATCAAATAGATCTGTATTAACTGACTTACGAGATCTACTATCAATGGTAGATCCGAATAAAAACTACAGTGTTGAGCAGACTAGAGAAAAAAATACATTTAAGTTTCTTTCTCAATTAGTCGAGGCTCGACTCAAAGGATATGAAAATAGAGATATCTTACTTCAAGCTGCAACTGATGGTGTAGATACAGAGAACTTGTTCCCAATGTCTAAACTTGATGATGCATTGAGTGTTAATGAAATTGGATATATCGAAAGTAATATCAATGTAAATAGAAATAGTTTTTACACTCAATCCATGATGTCAAATGTATATGCTGATTATGCAGACTTTGCAATGGCAGATGAAGCTCAACGTGTAAAAATTATTGATAAAGTTCAACGTCAGATTGTAGAAGTGAACAGGAAGATCAAAGAAACTGCTAGTATTAGTGGAGTTTCAGAGTCTTTATCAATTTCTGACGAAGAAGAATATGAAGCGGCTATTACTCATTTATATAATCGTAGCGTAAATGGCTCTACGAAACTTAAATGTGGTATGGAAGCATTCAATAGATCTCTTAATGGTGGTTATGAGAGTGATCGTTGTTATATTTATTTAGGCTTACCAGGTGAAGGTAAATCTAGTACTTTGCTAAATTTAACCTTACAACTCAAAGCTAACAATAAAGATGTAATAACAAAAGATCCTACAAAACGTCCATGCATTCTTTTCTTAACAATGGAAAATACTTTGACAGAAACTCTAGAACGTGCATTCAGCATTCTAGTATCTGATGAAGATATTAGTTCATTTGGTAGTGAAAAAGAAATTATGAGATTACTTAGAGAGCATGGTTTGAAAGTTACAAATGATAGTCCTATAGATATAGCATTTAGATATGCACCAAGTAATTCAGTAGATACTGATTATTTGTATACTTTATATGAACAGCTCCAATCAGAAGGCAAAGAGGTTATTTGTTTAGTACAAGACTATATTAAACGTATTAGACCTCGAGACTTCAAGTTAATGAATGGCGATATGCGTGTAGCACTTGGTGCAGTTGTTGATGAATTCAAAGAATTTGCAATAGCTAAACATATCCCAGTTATAACTGCATCTCAAATGAACCGGGATGCGGCTAAGATAATTGATGAAGGTCGATATAAAAATGAATCAGATCTTGTAAGAAAGATTGGTCGTTCTAATATCGGTGAATCTACATTGATTACAGAAAATGCTGACTCAGCATTTATTATAGTTCCAGAAACTGGAGCAGATGGCAATAGGTATCTTGGTGTATCTAATGCTAAGAAGCGTTTTAAAAATCAATCAGCACCTTGGTTCTATCAACCTTATTCTAAAGAAAGACCTTTAGAGTTATTGCAAGATACTAAGCTAGCTGAGCCATTATTTAAAACATCTCTTAATGAGCTTAAAACTTCTACTAATAGTGGCGGTTGGGGACAATTATCAGAATCTGTTAATGTAGCCAAGCCAAACGACAAAGTAGAAGATATAGCTAAAAATTATAATGTAAGTAATGAATTTGCATCTGAAGTTAATAAGTATATGAAGCTAAATGGTAAGAAAATCATAACTCGTAACGATGTTAAGGATATAGTTATCGGTAATGGCTTCATGTATGGGGAAATGACTCCAGATCAACAAGATTACCTTTACGTTATCAATGGGTTTGACCCAGAAAATAGTAAAGACGGAATGAATACTATTCGTAGCTACAAAACTAATCAATTAGAGGATGGAGCTCCACGAGTAGTAGTTCAAGAAGCTTTCGAAAATAATGAATTATATACAAAAGCTTTTGTTAATGATACATTTGAATTTAAGTGGTAGAAAGGTCTAAGCCACTGAATAGCTTAGACCTAATTTTAATGCTTAATTTTATGATTATCGTTAAAAGTTTTTGCATTGGCATTCTCTTGAGTATAAACATCTGATAGATATTCTTTAAGCTTAGCCTTTGGAATAAGATATAGATATTTCTTACCAAGATTAAAGTCCTTTACATTATATAAGTCATTTAATCTAAGTATAATATAATATAGTTCAGCATTATCATATATATCATAAGATAATAGCTTAGGTCTATATTTATACTTCAATATTTCATCTTCAGTTAGTTCTACTCTAACTGAAGCTTTCTTGAATTCATCAAAATAGTCATCAGTGATAAGATTAACCACCGGGAATTGAATATTTCCTCGTTCTTCTACGAGAGACATATTCTGATAATCAGTTCCAATGGTTGGTTTATTACTAATAAATTGCTGAATGCTATTTATTGTTTTCATTATAGCCATCGTAATCTCTCCCTACAACTACTGGTTTATTAATATCACCACCTAGGAAAGATATAGTAAATCTAGTTCCAGGAGGAATGTATTTCGTTGGAAAATTCCTAACAACTTCTTTTGGCATTTCAATTAGGATATTAGATCCTGTTTGTACACTGCCAGTTGTAAGTTTGTTTTTATTTATGATATTTGGATTTCTAACTTTAGATGTAGTCTTAATAGGAGATTTCATATTCATCGGATTAAGTGCTTGCACATAAAACGTCTGATATCCTGGCTCATATTTATTACATACAGAAGTTAGAATGCCGACTTCAGTGAAACCTAATCCTGAATCGGAATTATATTTATCATCCATATTAAGTCACCTCGAAAATATAAAAGTATAGTACTTTAATGTTTTTGGGTAAGGAGAATATATGAATATGCTACAACCTGCAATGATTTGTAACTGGGATGAGTACGTAAATGGTTTCGTATTATCCCTTTGTAGTAAAGTCGGTCTCCAGAAAGATCTTCACACTGGAAATATGTGTTTAGAAGATGATAATGGAGATCTTATAGTATTAGACTATAAAGGCAAATTTCTAAGATTCCCATTAGATTGCCATAATAGTTTATTTAATGACTGGATCATGTTTGATCCATTATATAACAAGAATGTTATGAAGTTTATCTTTGATGTATTCATCGATAACTTTAAAGACAGTGTATATTTAGCAAGCTACTATAAAGTATTTGGTAAGACAATGAATTCTAAAAGCAGATTGACTGCATTATTGTCTGATGGTACTTCTTATAGTACTCGTGAATATTATAATCCATCTCTTCAATATATGGAGATTATTGATTTCTTATTATTTGGGGTAGCAAATATTGATTATTCATATTTAGACTATCCACCTCCAGTAGAAATGCCTAAACGTAAAGGGCGTGCTAAGAAATGAGATTCAAATTAAATCCTGGTCAGCAAGCAGTAGTTGATGCGGCAGTAGATTGGTTTAATAACTCTTCTGAGTTAGTATTCCAATATACTGGTGCCGCTGGTACAGGAAAAACAGTTGTACTTAATGAGATAGTACGACGTCTTAATATTCCATTAGAAAATATAATGCCTATGAGTTATACTGGTACTGCAGCGATTGTTATGCGTAATAGAGGAATGACTAATGCTAAGACTATTCATTCTTCTATCTATGAGCCAGTTGAAGATATCTTATATGGCGATAATGGAAAGCCTGTAATGGATGAATATTTCAATAAACCTAAGACTAGATTGAAATGGGTTAAAAGGGAATATATTCCAGATAAGAAACTAATCATCATTGATGAAGCATCAATGACTCCAAGAAGTATGGTTAAAGATATAGAATCTTTTGGTATAAAAATTATAGCATGCGGCGATTTAAATCAATTACCACCTGTAGGAGATGATCCTGGATATTTAGTATCTGGTAAAGTTCATAGACTTACTCAGATAATGCGTCAAGCAGAAGAATCTGGAATTGTATATCTTGCAGATAGAGCTATTAAAGGTTTACCAATCCAATATGGATTCTATAATAATGCAGTAGTAATACCAGAAGATGAGTTAACTGATAAGCTATCTCTTCAATCTGATATCATTCTATGCTGTAAGAATAAGACTAGAGAAATTATCAATAAGTATATTAGAGAAGATATCTTGAAGATCAAGACTCAATATCCTACTTTTAATGAACCATTAATTTGTAGAAAGAATAACTGGAGTATTGAGTCTAATGGTATTAACTTGGTTAATGGTCTTCGTGGTGTAGTCAGAAATTATCCTGATATAACTTCTATCAAAGATAATATGAAACTAATGACTATTGATTTCTTAGATGATGGTAATAACTTATTTCCTCAATTGGATATAGATTTAGAGTACTACCGTGCTCCATTTGAATCACGTGAAGCTCTTAAGAGAAATCCTTATAATAGAGCTGATAAGTTTGAATTAGCTTACGCTATAACTACTCATCTTTCTCAAGGTTCGCAATACCATCATGGTATTTTCATGGAAGAGTATTTACATAAAGATATAATGAGTAATCTTATTTATACTGGTATAACGCGATTCTCAGACTATCTTGTTTATGTAAAACCTAAACCAAAATTCCTCTAAATAATATATTATAATCTTGTAGGGTATATGACTCTACAAGATTATTTTTATTTAAGGAGGTATTGTGTTATGACAAACATAAACCAAACAATCGACAACGGAAATATTTTTGAACAACCGCTAAAATTAGCGATGTTCCCTGATGAAACAGGTAAGATTAAGGTTGATCCAGAAGAAAGACCTTATACATTATTCATCTTCTTTGTAGATGGATATGATCAAGAAAAAACATTTAAGTTTGCTATTGGGCAAACTGCAGTACGGGAATACATCATTGAGAATGCCGATATCATCGATTTCGAAAAATCTCTAATCTCGTCCTGGACAACAAAACCATGTGATCCTGATGGATTTATTACATTGGTTCAATTTATGCACTATTTAGATACCATCACTGATGAAGATGGAAATAAATGGTTTGAAGATGATTTCGATATTCAAGAATATCTTGAATCTCAAATCGAAATCGATACAATTTCTGATGAAGAACGCGATCATTACAATAACGCAATTCATCTAGTAATGCAAAATTCTATTTTGAGAGATATTGATAGAATTGAAGAAGGAGACGGTAGTTATGATGTCTAATGATATTACAAGTGTTTCTAATGCCTTTGAGCAAGGTAAATTAGATTGCGAAAAATGGTTAGCTAACTTATCTCAAACTAATCAACCAGTTCAAGTTCCTAGATGGCCTACTCATCCTTCTACTAAGGAAGAGCATTATTATAGAAAAGGCTTTGAAGAACGATTCACCGAGATGACTAAGATTAGTACTAATCAAGCAGCTCGGTTATCTAAAAAGAACTATAATCTTAACGTCCATAAAAATGGTAAGGCTCGTCCTAATGCGCTTGATCGTGAAATCAAGTCTAAAGGTGCAGACTTCTTATCTAAATATGGCGATAGATTCTATGTAGAAATTAAGAATCTTTCTGAACGTATTTTACGTGACTTATCTAATGCAAATATCAATGTACCTGATTATGAAGAATACTTCAAATCTAATCAGTTGCTTGATAGTCTAATTTCTGTAGCAACAGCTAAGTCTAACTATCATACATTCGTAGCAAACGCAATTCACTTTTATGGCATCTGTGCAGAACAGTCCGCTCAAGGTCTAACTCCAGATAATTATACAAGTGAACATCAGCGTTTCTTCGTTTATCATTCTTCTAATGCACAAATCTATACTACCCTAGCTAATGCATTAGTAGAATTCAAAAGCTTCTTACTCTCTGGTATCTTTAACCCTGAAAGTATTCATGCTGCCGAATCTTATATTTATAGTAAGAAGTTGAATATGAGTGCACGAGACCCATATGCCCAACGTAGACTATGATATTAGTTTTCACTGTGCAGACAGATTACAAGAAAGGGTAGGTCTGCGCAAATCTCAGAAAAGCCAAGAAGCTTTCTTAAAGAAAGTAAAAGAACGAGGGATATCTATAAAGGATATCCCTAAGTCTGAGAAGTTATACAAGCTATTATATAACTATTGTAAAGATCAGGAAGGAACTTATTCCATATATTTTAGCAACTATGTGGTAATATTTACTGAATCCAACATTGCAATAACAGTATTAAATGCAAATGATAATCTCATTAAATGCGTAAAGAATTATTGCAAAAGGAGACATATAGATGGATGCTACACAAGTAAAAAAATATCGTGATCTTTTAAGAGGCGCCGAAAAGAATATCGGTCTAAGATTATATTGTGATAATGGTATCATTATTGACGAAATTGAAATGTTTGTCAATTGGAATGATACAGATAATGTAGTTATCGCAATAAAATCCAATGAAGACCAAGTTAATCACCCAGGTGTCAAACTTAAAACTATTATTGCCGATTACGAAATGATCCAATATATTATTGCTTATTCTACAGGTAGAAGTATTAAACCTATTGCTAAGAAGCTTAACTATACAGATGATCAAATTAAAAACCTTATTAATAAATTTGCTAATCCTAATATTGAAAGCTTCTTAAATACTACACCTAAAGAAGTACTTGAAGAAATTCGACATGAACACGAAGAACGTGCTACTGAAGCAGCTCGTGTTCACCAACTTCAAGAAGATAGAGCAAAAGCTGAAGGTCATGTAACAGTTGACCAAATTAGAAACAGATAATTACTAGAGATAAATTGGGCATGATAGTAAATTATCATGCCCAAAACATTTCTGTAATTGTATATTATTGGTGTGTATATAGCCGCATAATATATACAAAAAATCTCTTATAAGACATTTTTTAAGGAGGTACATATCATGTACAATCAACAATTTATGCAACAACCACAATTCGGAGCACCGGTTTACGGTCAATTCGCGCAACCATTCGGAGCGCCAGTTGGTCCTGTAGTGCCAGCACAAAACATGTTCCGTGATGTGACTGTTACAGATCCAATGACTGCGGAAGATTTAAAAGCTCTTAAACCAGAAAAACGCGAATTCAATATGAATTTGACTGGTGAAGAAATGGCACGTGCTAAATGTCCGCACAAAAACAAAACACAAATCCTGCTTGAAAAAGTAGCAGGAAATGTTGTTCGTTGTAAACAATGTGGTACTGAATTCGATTTGACTATGCTTAGCAAAGAAGAAGTTCAAAGTGCTGTTAACGCGATCAAAAATGTTTTGAATCAAATGAAAACATATGCTATCAACTTCACTCCAGACTTCTATTCTGAATATATGATGATGTTAGCATTGTTGGATAAATGTCCAGATCTATACGAAATGGCTAAAGAAAACTTCACAGAAGTTACTAAACAAGTTTCTAACAGCCAATTCGTAACTCCAAACCCTAACCCAGCATTTAACCGTTATGGTTTTGATGCCTACCAAGACATCTTTAACGGTCAATACGGTGCTCGTTATGGTGTTTATAATCAAACTGTGCCTGTAGCTCCACAAGGTTTCTATGATCCTAACATGGCAGCTCAACAAGCACAAGTTGCTCAAGTTGTTACAGCTCAACCACAAATGGTACAACCTATGGTAGCCCCACAACAACAAATGTTTGCAGGCTATACTCAACCAGTAGCTCCATCTCCTAACGGTGCTAATCCATTCGCTGCTGGCTTTGCAGGTAATATGACTGCTCCAATGGCTATGCAACAACCACCTGTTGCTCAACAACCAGTAGCTCCAGCTCCTCAAGCTCCAGCACAACCTGCAGCTCAAGCTGAAACTACAACAACTGATACAACAGTTACCCTTTAATCTTAGTAAAATAATGCAAGATTAAATATATAAAAGATATTCTCGCCCATAGACTTATTAAGAGTCTATGGGCATTATCTTTTGTATTTTTTAATGAAAATTATAACAGCTAAGTAGGAGGGTCCTTATGTCACTATCTAAAGAACAAATTGAAAAAATAAAATCCTATGAGTCCCAAATTACGACTATTGAGGACTTCGCTGAAGCTGTACGAAAAACTGTAACCCAATATCTTGGGTATACTGGTAATAAAGGCTTTATTAATATGATTCGAGAAATCTTTCAGAACTCAGCTGATGAGCTTATGAAAGATGATAGTCCATGTGATGAAATATGGACAGCATTTAGTGAAGAGAATCAAGAATTCATGGTTAAAGATAATGGCCGTGGTATTCCACATGATTCTCTAATTCGTGTATTTAGTTCACAACATACTTCATCTAACTATAATAAGAAACCTGGTGAATTCTCATCTGGCCGACATGGTGTAGGTGCTAAAGTAACAAATGCTTGTGCAGAATTCTTTATCGTTGACTCCTATATCTTAGGTAAAGGTAAACGAGTTGAATTCCATTGGGGTGACCCAAAAACTGCTAAAGTATCTAAGCTTCCTGATGAAAAGGGACGCCAAGGAACGCAGATAACTTTCAGTCCGATTGTAGATGTAATGGGTGAAACTACTGTAACTTGTGAAGATGTATTACATCTGATCAGTGCATTAACTCCATTGCTTAAACAAGGGGCTAAGATTAACTTCATCGGTAAGAAACGTGACGGTGGAGTAGTCAAAGACGTAATCATTAATAAAGATGGTTTGATGGATGGTCTTATTTCTATTATGAAGAAACCAATCATTGCTCCTATTAGATTTGGTGCATTACGTAATGATAAAATGATGAAAGCAGAGATTGCTTTTACATTTGATTCTGATAATGATAATGAAATCATTAAGTCATACGGGAACTTCTGTCCTACTCGTGATGGTACTCATGTAGAGGGCTTCCTTTCCGGTATGTCTAAATTCTTTAGAGAATATATGAACAAATTCTACTTGTCTGAAAAGAGCAAGTTAAATATTACAAACAGCGATGTTCGAGTTGGCCTTAAGGCAATCGTTACGTGTTCTCATATGACTCCAGAGTTTACTGGTCAGTCTAAAGAGATAATTTCGAATGCCGACTTGGTGCCTTTTGTAAGAGATCTTACTATTGCTAGTCTAGAAGATTGGGCTAAGAAGAATAATAATGATCTCCAAAAGATTTGTAAGTATTTTAAAGAAATTGCAGAAATCAGAACACGATCTGAAAATGAACGTGTTAAAGTAAAAGCAAAACAAGTTTCTACTATCACTGGTTTACCTAAGAAATTTATTAAACCAACTGGTAAGAAGAACTTAGAACTATTCATCATGGAAGGTGATTCCGCCGTAGGTCCAGCTAAAAACAATCGTGATAATACTCGTCAAGGTCTATTTCCTATTCGAGGTAAGATTGTTAATGCTATGGCAGCAACAAGAGAAAAGGTTGCGGCTAATGAAGAAGTTGCCGCAATTACTGCTATTATCGGCGCTGGCTTTGGTCGTTCATTTAACATTGAAAAATGTAAATGGGAAAAGATCATAATCGCTACAGATGCCGATCCAGATGGTGCACATATCAGAAGTCTTCTATTGAAGTTCTTCTTGTTATATATGCAACCATTAATTACTGCTGGTAGATTATATGCTACAGTTCCACCATTGTATGGTGCTAAGATCAATGGTAAGATCAAGTACTTTACAGATAGAACTGAGTATAATAAATATCTCCAAAAAGAATTTTTCAAGATTCATAAGCTAGAACTAGCTAATAAAACAAAATTGACTGAATCTGATGTAATTAAATTACTTGATCGTAATACTAATTATATTAGAGATATCGATGCTGTTGCTAACTCCTTTGCAATCGACGTTAAGTTGCTAGAAAAGATCTTAGTTCTTTATAGTAACAAAGTAGCATTCGATTCAAAAGAATTTAAGAAGATAATTGAATCTCAATATCCATTCTTGAAAGTAACTAAGACTGGTATTGAAGGTTTAGTTGATTCTAAGTACCAAACAATCTACTTTAGTGAAACATTGATCGATGCTTGCAAGTATGTATTAGGATATATTGCTAAGTCTCCTAATGAATTCCTAGTAGATGGTAATATAGTATCTTTATATGGATTGATGGAAGAATTTAACAAAGTTAGTCCACCATCTGTAACACGTTATAAAGGTCTTGGTGAAATGAATGGTGATCAACTATTCAATTCTACACTTGATCCTAGTGATAAAGGTAATCGGGTTCTAATCCGATATACTTTAGAAGATATTAAATATGAACTTGATAAGATGAAAGATATTGAGGATGATAAACTTCAACTTATGAAGGATGTAGATGTAACTCAATATGTATTCTAACTATTTTTTGAGAGAGAAGAAGTAGGTAAGACAAATGATTATTTATTACCAAGATAATCATGACTGCATGTTTGCGGCCAATATTATTTATAATAATCGTAAACATCTAGCGTGGGATGATGGTACCAATGTAAAGTTGGTACCATATCGCTACTCTAGAACAGACATTCTAAAGATTCTAGATACTAAAGAAACAGTAGTAATTCTCGGTATCGGATTCTTTGCTAATGACCCTAAATCTATTGAACGAGTTCGTACTATTATTCAACGTAGTAAGAAAGTTATTTGGATTGATGGTCATGAAAATACAGAAGACTTGATGCGGATGTTCCCTGAAATAGAAACGTACTATGAAAAGGGAAGAGCTACATCATTCATTTTACATTATAAGATCTTGAAAAGAGATTATAATCTTGGAGTAGATTTGATAGCTGAAAAGCAATCATATCCTAACCCAAGTATGGCATGCATTTGCCTCTATCTGTATATATTATCAGTCTATTCTGATCCATCAGATATTGTATGGAATGAAATCTATGAAAGTAATAACTTAGATCCTTTAATTAATACCGGGTTAATTACTATAGACTTCTTAAAGCAACAAAATATATTTGCTATTGAAAACTTTGGATATAAATCTATTCTAAATGGGGAAGAAGTGATTGCATTAAATGCAGATCATAGACTATTCCTACCTGATGTAGTTTATACTCAAAAGACTCCAATTCTATTCTGGCAATTTGATGGAAATATGTACAGATATTTCTTATACAGAGCAAATTCTAAAGTTAATTGCTTAGAACTTGCTAAAATTTATAATTCATTTGGTACTGATTATAGAGCAACCTTTGTGTTGTCTTCACTTATTGCTCCAAGAAAGGAAAAAGAATGAGAAAGTTTGAAATGGTGAAAGATAAGTTTATTGATTTTAGCGAAGATTTAACTTTCGTATTTCCTCATCGAAGCACTGATCATTCTGCAGGTTATGATTTCTTTGCACCAAAGACTTATATAATTGGTCCAGGGGAATCTGCAATCATTCCAACTTACTTTAAAGCATATATGAATCCAGATGAAGTATTATTCATTGCGCCACGTAGCTCTTTTGGATATAATTACGATATGCAGATTAAATCTACTATCGGAGTTATTGATGCTGACTATGTAGACAATGAAGATAATGATGGTAATATCATTATTGGAGTTAAGAATAATTCCGATAAGGTATTAACTATAGAAGCCGGTAAACATTTCGCTCAAGGTATTTTCTTGAAATACTTAACAACAGATAATGATGCTGAGTATCCAAAGAAAACACGCAATGGCGGAATCGGCTCAACAACTATTTAATATTTAAAAAGAGGTAAATCATGAGAAACCAACGCAGAACAAACAAACCAAAATTCAACAATGTACGTATCGAAGTACCAGTAAAATTCAATCCTAAAATGGATGAAGCTACTAAGGAAAAGATGATTGATGTTTTGGGAAGTGAAGTTCTAAAACTTATCAATGTTAATATCTTCGCTCTTCGCAGTGATGTTAATAACGATCCAGAATCTAAAGGCAATGTAATCGTAGGTAACTTTATTGAATACAATAAAGAAACCAATACAGTTACAGTTGATATCTATGAAACTTTCAAAAATGTAATTGAAGGTCTCGAAGATAAGATTGCATACGTTTTGACTTCTTATAATGCTCAAATGAATATTACTAAGATCAATCGTATTATCATTGAAAAAAGTCGTTAATTTACCCAAGGCTATATAGTTCTGCTATATAGCCTTTTATTCCTCTTGATGCAGGTATAAGTGGGAACTAAAATTTCACTGATACGTCAACAACTAAGTAAGTAAGGAGGATACCACTGTGGGTAGAGAAATAGACGTAAATATGTTAGAGCAGTATACTGATGATATGAGATTATATTCAGTATACTCTGCATTATATCGCGTTGTACCAGATTTCCGAGATGGATTTAAATCTGTTCAACGTAAAATCATTTATGCAATGTATAATGATATCAAAGGTGCTAAGACGGTTAAGTCATCTTCAATTGTTGGTACTGTAATGGATAAGTATCATCCTCATGGTGATACATCTATCTATGGTTCTATGAAACCAATGACTAACTGGTTTGAAAATAATATTCCTTTGATTGATAAGCAAGGCAACTTCGGTAACTTCCAAGGTGATAATCCATCAGCTATGCGTTATACTGAAGCTAAACTTGCTAAATTTACAATTGACGCCGTTATTGGCGATTTAAAAGAATCTAATCAAGTAGTAGATTGGGAAGATAACTATAGTGGAACTCTTAAAGTGCCAGAATACTTAGCTCCTAATTTGCCAATGCTTTTGATTAATGGTTCATTTGGTATTAGTGTAGGTTTCAAAGTAGAAATTCCTAAGCATAATATCAATGAAGTAATTGATGCTACAATTAAGCTTATCGACAACCCGAATGCTAAAGTAGTATTGATTCCTGATTCTCCAATGGAATGCGATATCATTGATACTGACTTTGCAGCCATTTCCAATTCTGGATTTGGTAACTATAAAGTTCGTGGTCGAATTGATATCGGTGAATTCCAAGGTAAACAAGCTTTGTTTATTCATAGTCTTCCAGATTTAGTATATCTAAATACTGTAACTGAGAAGATTGAGGAATTGATGGAGAAGAATATTCTCACTCAAATCCATAATATTTATGAGAACTCAGATGGTGATCATAAATTGGAATGTATCATTGTATTGAAACCTGGGGCAGATCCTAAGTTTGTTAAAGATACAATTTTCAAATATACTCCAATGGAAAGATCTTGTCGTGTAAATCTTGAAGTCGTATGTGAACGAAGAATTGTTCATATGGGATATAAAGAATACTTATTACGATTCATTGATTTCCGTAAAGTGACAAAGCTTAGATTGTATTATAATCTTCTACAAAAGACAATGACTGATTATCATCAATATGATGCATATATCAGAGTTATGTCTAGTGGCGAGATTGATACAATTATTAACCGCATCAAGAAATCAACTGGCAATGATGAAGAGTTGATAAATGATATGGTTAAGAAATTCAAGATTACTGATCTTCAAGCTAAGACTATTATTAATGCTCCATTGAAATATTTATCTAAGCATAACTTAGCTAGATATATTGAACGAGCTAAGAATCTTGAGCAAATGCGTGACTTATATATTAATAAGATTCGTAACGAGCATGAACTTAATGAAGAAATTAAGCAAGAGCTAAAAGACTACAAACTTAAATATGGTAAGAAACGTAATACTCGAGTAATTAGTCAAGCTGAAGCTTCTGATATTCCAGAAGGCGAATTTAAAGTTATCATTACTGAATCTAACTTTGTTAGAAAGGTAGGATTGAACGATCCTATCAAAGCAGTTAAGGGTGATAATCCTAAATTGGTTATCAAGATTAAGAATACTGATAATGTAATTCTATTCGATGCTGGTGGTAAGTGTTATTCTTATCCAGTTCATAAGATTCCATTGTCAGATAAATCTAATGCTGGTACTGATATCAGATTCTTGAATAAAAAGATTACAGCTAATGTAATCGCTATCTATCAAGAAGAAGCAATCAAACAAATTGCAGATTCTAAACAAGCTATGTATATTATGGTATTAACCCATAATGGCTTTATTAAGAAGATGGAATTGGATGATTTCACTTCATTAACTGCAAGTGGTATATTCTATACTAAGTTAGATGCAAATGACTTTGTTAAGAATATAGTTGTTGGAGGAGATGCCTTAGATGTAGTTGTCTTCTCTGATAAGAAAGCTTTAAGATTTTCAGCTAAAGATATTCCATTAGTTCGACGTTCTGCTAGAGGGGTAAGATCCATTGGCAGTAAAACAGTTGAATATGTAGATGGTATGTGTTTAGTGGCAGGTAAAGATGTAACTGATGTTATTGTAGTAACTAGAAATGGTTATTTGAATAAATTCAGTATTGCAGCACTACCTACAAGTCAAAGAGCTAAAGCTGGTAGTTCTGTAGTTAAGCTAGCTAAGACTGATAATATTGTTAATATTCATATCGTTAATAATAACGATATCATTAAGTTAGTAACTGAAAAAGGAGTTAAGGAAGTTAATGTATCCGAAGTTCCTATTGGAAGTTCTATCTCAGCTGGTGCTAAATGCATTGATGGTAGAGATGTAGTTGTAAAATCTTTACTGATTAAAAATGTAGACTAATAAATAATACCCCATAGGATAAATTCCTATGGGGTGTTTTATTTTTTTTTTGTAATTT